TTGCCCCACTTCACCGGGTCAATGACCAACCTAGATGGAAGATCGCCGGGAGTTGGAGTCACAGGAGGAACAGGCTCGACAGGTCCACCATACTTCTGATAGAGGCTATCCAGGCTTGGGTCTTTAGGAAGGACGTGAGGCGATTGTCCATTTGAGAAGCCATAGAACAGTCTTGGGGGATCATAGGACATGATGCCATGATGATGCGACTGGTTACGGAACTGGTGTTCCTCACCATGGTTATGTCCGAATTCATGACATCCTAGTTTCGCTGTAGCCATAAGTCCTGGACGGTATTGACTGTCGATGTGCTGATTCACATGGTCGGAGCAAGATCCGTTAGGGAACCAGCCTACGCCAATCGTTGACCCAGGGATAGGAACGCTCTTGATGTGAACCTGATGCTCTTTGCCATTAGGACCGTCGTTAACCTCGATGTGCTTTACACCAACTCTGAGGTAGGCTGCATCAACCAAAGCGTAGGCAACATCGAGCATCGACTTGCCGGACCAACGATCATAAACCTCTTCTCTAGTCCAGCCCCATACCTCGGCCTCGATAATCTGGTCTAGCTCGTCGGTACGCACTGGGCGTTTATAGTGATCGGGGAAGGTGTTGCGATCAAGGAAGTACTTGACTGTCATACCAGACGAATGACAGCCTTTGGGCCAACCTATGCGGGATTCTCCCGAGGATAGGCCCATGCGTCGATGAGCTTCGATCAGCCCCGTACACTCGTTCTCAGATAGTCCCAAATAGTTTGACAACTCATCGGGAGCGCCCATAGCGATTTCTGGATCATAGGTATCGGGATGACCGCAGATTCGGTTTTCTAGGTACTGCTCCAAGGGTTCCGTATCAATGGAAGCGCTATCCAGATCCTTTGCCTCTACGTTCGGCAAGTGACCAAAGGCTTTCAGTAGTTGTGCGGTTGTTGGCATGAGAGTTATCGGTTCAGAAGTGCTTGGATCAGGTTGAGGATCAACTGAATGTCGAACTTACCACCGATCACCAACTTAATAATCAGCGTTATAACTTCTGGGTTGATGGCGGAAGTATCACCGGCTGCGCCTGAAAGGCCAGATACCACGTCGTCTAGTAGGGTGGCGTAGTCTTCCAGATCTCCACCCTCCTGAGCTACTCTCACCCACAGTTGGTTGATTACGTCCCGAGTCGGCTGCCACTTCGTTGCCGTCGCCGGATCGTTGAGGAACAAGTCCGTCAGCGTCTTGAGACTGTTCTCCAAGTGAGCCTCGTTGCGGAATGAGCCTACCCGGATTTGTCCCGCTATCCCTTGGTACATTGCTAGCAGCTTCTTGGCCGTATCCTGGTCTCTCGTTGTTATGGCTACTGCCCGTACCTTTGCTGCCCTCTCCGAGGTAGGGGGGTTTGGGGTTACTACTGGATCTGTACCAATACCTCCTACAGTTATAGGTTGGCTGCGATCTAGCTGCAATACACCATATTCGTCGGCCTTGAGGGTTACATGGGCGTGCAGAATCACCCCAGGAGAGAAACGAATGTCGATTTCACTCTCGCTTGCTGCTGAGATTGCCGCCATTTGCTCAGCGAGCATAGCCGCCATATTGTCGATAGTCTCTTGCGAGACTTCTGGAAGCTGTTGCTCGGATTCCGCAGAGGCTTCTTGCTGTTGCGCCCAAAGTTTAGGAGAGTTGGGTAGTCTTTTGTAATTACTATCGTGAACTGCCCAAGACACCCCTATAAGAAGCATTGCGGTTAAAAACAGTCGTTTCATAGTGTTCTCCTTGTAGATTACGCCATCGACTAGCTTATCGACTGAGCATCTTTGGTACTACAGACAGCTTCTCCGTAGCTCTGAGTCTTCCAATGAGTGCCCAAATCAATCCAACAACTTGTACGATCTCTGGTAAAATCAGATAGATGCGGTCCAGGATGTCGGTGATTTCTCCCTCGGGAATGTTGTCAAAACCGAACATCTTGAGTCCCATACCTATCGCAACAACTATCAGTCCACGTACAGTCTGGCTGTTGAGCACGTTTTTCTCGTTGGACATCAAGAGATCAACTCCTCTACTCGGTAGCTACAGTGTCCACCAACAACTGCTGATCCACCAAGATTAATGTTAAAGGCTTCGTTGGTCCCGAAAACCACAGGGGAGTTTGCTGATAGGACACCGTTAGCTCCAGGCTTCATGCTACCAGTCTTGTCGGTAGTAGCAGATTGGAACTTGATAACGATGTCCGTATCAGTAACTACCAAATAACTTTCGAGAACGATTCTCCGGTTTTCACCAGGAGCAGCAACCACCAAAGTATTACCAGAATCGGTAGCAGCGATTGCGGCAGTTTGCTCCTCAAGAATCCCTCTCCAAGACATGTTCAGTCTCCGTTATTGGCCAATTTCTAGTTAGAAACTAGCTAGGAAGGGTTCGACTAGTAGCGCCGGACTGACCTGGGTAGTAGTACTTACCATCCGCTCCCCAAGCACTTGTCCAACCAACCACTTCTTCAGAGTCAATGTTGACCACGAGGTTGAAGTCGGTGTTGAGGGCACAGGGGAAATCCCAATACAGACTTGTAGCATCAAGCCACAAGACGGCGATGGCGGCATCACCAGGTTGAAACAGATCGAACACCTCATCTGTGGTTTCGTACTTGCCTTCCGCATTGAACGTGGCGTCTCGACGCCCAGCGCTTCTCGCTGTGTAGCCCTCGCTGTCGCTGTCACCCCACTCGTTTTGGGTGGCTAGAGTAGGATTCACGTCCCACTGAGTAGCGCGTGCTACCAGGGAAGTCTCTACCACAAACTTTCCGTTGCGTCCAGTGATTGTTCCTGTAGATGCTCCAGTAGGCATTTGCTTTCCCTTTCAAAATAGGGTTGTGGTTGTGTTAGGCTTATCCCAATTGGGAGTTACTGATTACTAGGACGATGACGATGATAAGCTGCTCAAGCTGCTAGACGAGCTAGAGGAACTGGTACTGATGGAACTAGACGAGCTAGACGAGCTTGTGCTGATCGAGCTAGAGCTTGCCGACAACGAGGAGCTACTAGTGGACACACTAGAACTCGATGACGACAAACTGCTGCTAGAGCTACTGCTAGAACTAACATCGTCTTCATCCCGTCCCATCACGTAGATGGAGTAAGTTACTGGACCACCGATTGCTCGCATTCGCAGTCTATGGTTGCTCGCATCAGTGATATTGAATCCTTGCTCATCAACTTGGCACTTGAACAACATACCTTGACCACGGAGAGCCCCACCCTCGGCGTCGTTGTGAGCACCAAGAGCAGTAAAGCCATTAGTAGGATCAGGAGCTATTTCCAACCTACCAATAGAATCTACCGCGTTGTTGTTGACAACAGCGATAGCTACAACCTCTTCCATGGTCATAGCCTGCCCAAGAGCATCATTTCCAGCACCGGCACCAATGTCGATACCAGCGAAGTCGTAGAGATCAATTACCTCCTCCGCACCATTGCTCAATGTACGGGACTTCGATTGCCAACCCCTGTTGGCTTGGTTGCTGCCAATACCGTTGGTCAGTGTTGGTGCATAGTTGAGGGATGGGTGAATGATGGAGGTGTTAGTTCCATCGGTGAGTGCGTTGTTGTTTGTGGCCGAGAACTTGAGTTCAATCTTCAGACCACTAAGACTTCTAGTTCCCATAGTTTATCTCCTAAGAAGTTAGGGCTTGGACAGGTATATCGACTCTTGCCCGGTAATTGATTAACCAAGCGTGTTCGTCTTCGCCTGTTCGCATCCCGTAATCGTTTTCGTAAGTCGTTATCAGGTGCTCTCCACTAGCTAGAGTCAGAGCTTGGGGCTTAACTGTGGGGTGTCCACCAAACACCTTGAGTATCTCTTCCACAATATCGGAAGCAATATCCTTTGGAGACTTGCTCGATACAGATGGTTTATATCGGGCGTGTACCGAAAACTTGATTGGGAAGTCTCTCACTTCACTGATAGTATCGGCACCACAACTCATTCTGTTGACGGTAAATGGGATTCCTATATCCATGAGACAGTAGGGCATAGGTTGTCCAGGAGTAGCCATCTGGTCGTGCAATACCAAAGACAAATCGGTCTCACCACTATCCCAATAGGAAGTGAAGTGGGAGTCTAGGTTCTGGGAGTTCCAGACCGAAACGATTGCCATATGTAGGTCGATTGCAGCGCTCATACTCACTTCATGGGAGCAGTCATAATGTGTCTTATCACCAAAAGCTCCTCTCGAAAGGTCCTGGTAATAAAGGGCCTTTCGAGAGAGACTTCCAAATATAGAGCATAATCCAAGGTACTAGTAACGTGTGCTTTCCATACTCCCTTCTTGGGATTACTGACTTTAGCTTCGATACTGTCAATCAAGTCACCAGTCTCTCTCCGGGGAAATTCTCCAGGAACACTTCGTTCAACTACTCTGCCACCTCTAGGTCCGACGGACACTACCACAGGCACGCTGATGTTTCGGATTACCCTCGCTTTGAGGTATTGAGACACAAGGAGAGTGCGCTTTTTCATTGTCCCATGAACTCGGGTAAGGAACTCTGGAGTACGGTCCAATACTTGGGCCGTCACCTGGTGTGCCCTTCCAATTTTAGCAGCAACTCTCCTTATGCTCGCCAACCGACTATCCTCCAACCTTTGAGAGATTTTGCTTCCATTCCTCATACTCGTCCTCATAGCGAGGTTGAGTCGTATCGGTCAAAGCCCCAGCATTCAGCAAATAGCGTCCTTTCATCTTGTCAATGTCCTCCTGAGAGGGAAGGTCGCCTTGGATCACTTTTGCATCCCCTGACTCTACCAAGCATCGGATTTCTCGGCACAGGGTCTTCATTGAGTGAACATCTAAGGTCCCTTCAAGAGGCTTAACGCCATTGATACGCTGTACCGAGTGACCACGTTGCTTGAGACCACTCACCAACCTCTCGCAGAGCGCCGTATCGTCCCGGAGAGGATCAAATACTCTGTAGGTGCCATCCTTTGTGTTCACCGACAATCGCTGTCCAGGCAGATTGGGGAGTTGACTTAGGCCACGAACCTGATCGGCAGGTACCATAGGCTGAAAATCGTCCACGTTCTGCTTTGTACTGGCAATGGTAGTCTTGTCGGCGCGAATAGCCCCCCTTAGACGTTGACCAGGGATGCTCTTGAGCAGAATATCCCCATTACGACGGGTATCTGCTTCGATTGTGAAATCGAAGGACGACAACACTGATTTGTCCAGGGGTTTTTCTTTTGTTTCGGCAGGCATTTTGTTCTCCTAGTTTTTCTGTTCTTCTGTTCTTCTTCATTTAAGGAAAATCACCAGACCGCCCAGCCGAAGAACAAAAACCAGACGGTCTGGTGTGACGGCGGAAGGGCACTCTCAAGCCCTCCCAAAACCTGTTAGGCAGGAGCGGTTGTCGTTAGGGCAACAGCTCCACCGCGTTCCATTTGACCACCGTAGCGGGCCATAACTACCACGAGCAACTCGTTGTTGCGAATCAGGGTATCGCCCTCGGTCGAGGTACGAACCGCGAAACCACGACGAACATACATGCGATAGCGTGCCATGATCGCGTAGAAAATCTGAGCGTTGGTCAGACTCTCGTTGATCTTGTAGGGACGCTGCATCCAGCGGTAGCTATCGTAGTCCATTCCACCGAGACGACGAGCATCGCTCGCACCTACCGGAATAGCCATAGCTCGGCTGTAGGACGTTTCGGTACCACAGAATACCGCACTACTCCTGACAGTAGCACCATGCTCTGCCTTAGCAACACCGAATCGCAGGGATTCGTAGTTACCAAGACTTGTAGCACCACCGAAAGCCACCGTAGTGGGGCTTGACACGTTCATCACCCCTTCCGGTTGAGTCGTGCCATTACCTGTAGCGATCACGTCGTCAAGGTCTTCGAGCAATCGTTGACCATACTGACGAGTGATGTGAGCACCGAAGTCAATCGGGGTATCGCTAAGGAAGTCGAGACCCAAACGGACAGCACCTTCCCAACGATAGATCGTGGTATCAAAGGCACTGACGTAACTGGTCGTGTCAAACAGGCTGATAGCCGAATCATCGACACCACCCCACGATCCAGTAACGGTTCCAGTTGCAACTCCCTCAACTCGGCGTCCACGATCCAGAGGAACCGTGTTGACCAGAGGGAACAACTCGCCAAACAGCAAAGGAGTCTCGATTACCTGATCGTCAAAGACGATAGGAGCGGCTTCCAAACCGCCACTTGTCGAATCGTCGATGAGAGCTTTGATGCCCTTACCACCTTCGCGGTTTTGATAACCTTTGGTCATCGAAGGACGGTTATCTTTCGAGTCGTCCCACATTTCGTTCTCGGACAGATAGCAGAGAAGTTCCTTCTCGTGCTCCGTCATGCGGTTCCAAGCCTGTTGAGCGTTACCAGCGAGCTTGGGGGTAACACAGAGGATTTGGAACTTTGCCCAAACGCCTGCGAGAGCCTTGTCGAGATCAGATGCTTCCATGAGGTTCCGGTCGAAGTGACGAACCTGTTGGCCAGCCAAGTGATGGGGCTTACCGTTGGCTTTCGTCTCGGGAAACCGCATCGACTTACGATCTTGGTTGTAGAGATCCGCAGCTTCCTTGACTTGAACTTCAACGCTCTTTTCGCTATCTACGGTGATACCACCCATAGATGCGATTGCCTTGGACAGGCGAGAGGGAGGGAGTTCCTTCTTGGCAGGAGGAGTTTCCTTCTCCTTCTCACCAGCCGGAGGAGTTTCCTTCTCCTTACCAGACTTCTCTTTTTCTTCCTTGAACAGACCAATCAGAGTATCAAACTTCTCATTGAGGGACTTGATACTGTCGATGGCACTCTTAGCGCCGTCGGCCTCGGGGTCCTTGGTAAGATCGTGCAATTCGGTGGGAGACAGTTTCTTTTCAGCGATTGCCGTAACAAACGTCTTTTGAAACTCCTCGTCCGATGCGTCCTTGGCGACTTCCATATTCTGAACCAACCAATCCTTGAGACGTTTTGTGAGATTCATCTCGTTGCTCCTAAGTTAAGTAGATCAACTAGAGTTGACCAATAAGTTGTTTGAACTCGCTTACAGACTCCTTGGACTTTTCGGTTTCGTCCAAAGCATCCATGTATTTTCGCAGACGATCACGACTTTCCTTGTCGGAATCGCTGATTA